GAAGTGATTAGAGATTCTGGATTCACTTTAGCTTCAAAAGGCATTGTTCATTATGTAGTTATGTATTAATTATACTGGTGCATGATAGCACATGCAACCAGTTATGTGACAGTTTGTTGATTGTCTATGCAATGTATTCCATAAACTGTCCTAAGACTTTCTTGTTCATTTTCTTTGCAGAAAGTGACTTCTTGAAAGCAGCTTTGATTTGTGACTTGGTAGCGTCCTCCTTGACCTCAAAAGAATCATCAGAGTTCAAAGCAGATGATGAGAGTGCAAAGTAAGCATGATACCCACCGCCATCTTCAATCATAACAGATTTGGTTTTTCTCCATTGATTTTGAAGATTAGCAACTTTGTCCTGATCCCAATCACAATATCTGCGGATGAAACTACTGGACTCAGATTTGTTTAGTACTCTGATTCCTATGAAGTTTACATCAGTGAATTTACCTCTAAGTTGTTGAATTAGAGCGGAGGTCAACTCATGATAGTTGTTACCACAAGAATGAGTCTTACCATTGTTATCTCTAATAAACACACTACTGTGCATAGTAGAACGTGACCCCATATATGTTTGTCCATCTCTATCTGTAAACTGCTTTGAGTAAGAGATTGGATGTGCTTCACCATCTGTAAGAGTGATGCACTGAATCTTTTGAACACCTGTTTTCTTTTTGAACTGTGGTATCAACTGGTTTAAAGATACAAGTGCTTCATTCAAAGGAGTTCCAGATAGATTCAATCCATGAGGAGGCTGATAGAAGTAATTGTTATCCCAACGACCTCTACTATCCATAACTGATGCTGTTCTCCAAATGTTCATCATGTGATGTTCTAGATCTTTTTTCTTAACATCACTAGATAAGAACTCAAGCATTGAGAATTGATTCTCTACAATGAGTTGAGCATCTTTAGTTGGATGATGTTCAAAAGGTAGAGAGTAATGTCCAATATGAATATTGTTTGGGTCATACTTAGAATAACGATTCCACTCATTAGTGAAAGCGAATACTTGGAAAGGAATCTGAACTTTCTTACAGAACCAAACCAAGTTGAATAACTGTTTGATTGTGTCCATAAGAACTGTACTCATAGAACCAGACCAATCAAGAACAAAGATGAGTCCATGATTCTTACCATCAGGTAGAGTAGTAATCTTTTTGAATAAATCTTCGTTGTACTTGTATGAGTGAAGCTTTGTGCAATCAAGAACACCTGTTTTTGATACTGTAGCACGAGCATATGCGTCTGCTGACTTACGGCACTCAAACTCTTTTACAAGATAGTTGACTTCTTTTTGTGCAGATCTTCTGAATAATCTGTACTCATTGTCAGCCTCTTGATAAACATTCCTTGCTGGTTTGTAGGTATTCTCTTGAACCTCCTTGTCATATCTTCTTTGTTGTTCTATGTACCAATCATCAAGAACTCTGTGAATATCATCTACTTTGATGTGAAGATTGTCAAGCTTAAGTTCTGGTATTGTGCAATACTCAGGATCTCTGCTGCTAGGTCTGTCTTTGTTGTTCAAGTTCTCTAGATTATCAGATAAAGTTTTATCTGTAATAGTTTCTAGACTACCATGTTCTCCACCAGTAGGGTCACTTGCAGATTCCATGTCTTCCATATTAAAATCAGATCCAAAATCAGGAGTTCCTTCACCTTGATCTTGACCATTCTCTGACTCTTCATTAAATGGTAGTTCTTGATCAGACTCAGTTGTTTGAGAAGGAGTTCCTTGAACAGACTCGCCCATAGAGAAGTCATTGCCAATCTTCCAATCTTGATCTAACTCTCCACCATTTGATGCCATTGAATCCTTGATCTGTTCTTTCATGTAATCAAACAATTCAATAGAAAGATCTAAAACTTCTTGGAATGTTTCTGTCTTATTTGCTTTGTTAATAAAATAATTTTCGCCATCTGAGAAAGGAACATCAACAAAGTTACCAATCTTAGCGTTTAGATTAAGTCTGTCTGGTAGACCCATCTCTTCTACATCATTCTCTTCCAACTCAAAGAAATCTTGACTTGATAGTTCTTTGTATCCGTTGAAAAATGTCTTGACAATACCAGCATACTTACGCTTCATCAACTTCTCAATTCTTACATCCTCAAGAATATTGACATAAGACATTGGTAGATCTGGATGATCTTTCTTCCAGTTATCTGCTGGTGTGTATAATGCGTGTCCAACCTCATGTCCCACGAGAAGGTCGTATACGGACGCAGAGGCCTTCTCCCACATTGGAAGGGTCAATACTCTACGTTCTACATCAAACATCGCTGTCTCGACCTTACGGTTCTCTATGATTAGATCTTCAGTTGCAAGTAGTTTTGCAAGTTGACCTTTGACTTCGTAATTAATCTTTGTAAGCATTTGTTTTCTTGTCTATGTTTATATTATAGTCTCTCCTGTGCCAATTTCAACCAGTGATGTGCCACTTTGTCAACTGTCCCCTGACCATCTTATAGCTGTGTCTAATGCTTTCTTCGCTGTATTCTGTAATTTTATTACTTTACTCTCGTATGTTATTGTGAATCCCAATAGATCTCCTTCGGGATCATTTGGCATACCTACAGGTTGCACTAGAAAAATGCCAGCATGAGCAATAGTTCTCCACTCCATGTCAATGAAACCGAGTTCTCTTATAGCACACTCAAGTTTAAGTGAATGGCACCCATCTAATAGTAACATACACGGTATCCGTAGTATACTATTATGTAGAATATCTAACTTTTGTGAATCCGTTCATTTTTTCAAAGGTAATTAAATTATCCAACCTATCAGTGAGTTCGTCAACCTTATGTGATATCATAAACACATAAGCATCCTTAATGACATACTTGATTATCTTTGTAAACTCGTCAGTGCCATTACTGTCAAGTGAACTGTCAAATATTTCGTCAAGGATTAGAATGTTTGTACTAGATGAGTTCTTCATCTTAGCAATATCTCGCCAAGTAAAAAGGATGGCCAGATCAATCCGCATTTTTTCTCCCTCAGAGAATGATTCATAACTGAACTTCTCATGTATTGGAGATTTTATGCACTCATTGAACTGTTCATCCAAAGTAAAATTGATATAGAAGTCCATCATTTGAAGATACTTGTTGATCTTCTGATTCATGACGGGCAAATACCTTTTTACTATCTTAGCCTTAACTCCAGAGTCTTTCATCATGGAGTTTGCAAAGTCTAGGTACTCTATACTTTCTGTATGGTTTGCTTTATTAGTTTCTACTGTCTTTAAATCTGTTTTCAGACCCTTAAGTGTTGCTCTTTCAGTATTTCTGTTCTCAATCTGTAAGGCAATGTCTTGAACTTCCTGTTCATATTCTCGTACCTGTCGTTGGTACTGAGAAATTTTAAAATTGTTAGTGGAAATGTCATTAGTTAGTTGTGTGATCTGCTTAGAAACATCTAAGAACTTTTGTTCTTTCTCTTTTTCCTCGTTGATAGACTTGGTAAGGTCTTTATAAGCGGAATCAATCTCCTTGACCTTACCTTCTATGTCTTCAATTTTATTTAAGCGAAACTCTTCTTCTATATGTTGTCCACATGTAGGGCATGATACGTTATCAACAAAGAATTTATGATCGGATGTTATATTCTGTATCTTTTGTTCCAATTTTACTTTAATTGTGTTCTTTTTCTGAAGTATAGCCTTAGCAGATGATAAGTTTTGCAACTTTGGTTCATGTTTTTCTTTGATTTCACTCGTCAAATTATCATTAGTTTCGATCAAAGAGTTGGTATCCGAAAACAATCCATCGATTTTCTTTCTAGTATCCTTAATTCTCTTTTTTCCACTACTATCAAGGTCAGCAATAAAGTTTTTTTGCATCTCGATCTTCTCTTCTATCATTTCTTTCTTGATAGTGAGTTCTCTGATCTCTGTATTAGCCTTACTAATCTTTTCTCTTAGGATTTTTGCCATTCCAGAGAAAATTTTGATGTCCAATACATCCTCAACTATGGCTTTGCGATCTGTATTACCTAGTTGCATGAAAGGAACGAAGGTTGCAGACCCTAAAATTGTAGTTTGAGTGAAAGATTTATAATTTAATCGTAAAATACTATCTTCTAAGTATGCCTGTTGATCATTCTGGTTAGCAAACTGATCTTGTTTCTTCCCATTAATATAAATTTCAAACAAAGTTGGCTTCATACCTCTTACAATGGTATAAATCTTACCCTGTATCTCAAATTCTATCTGTACTTCACACTCTTTCTCATTTACAGTATTAATTAATTGTGCTTTCTTAATTTTACGGAAAGGTTTATTATATAATACGAAAGTCAGTGCATCTAAAATAGTAGATTTACCCGCTCCATTAGCACCTACTATTAAATTTGTCGGGGATTTTTGAAAACTTACAATTATAAACTGATTGCCAGTTGATAAGAAATTACGCCACCGTATCGTTTTGAATATTATCATAATTTAGGGGTGGAATCACTATATCATCTGCTGAGATAATAACATATTTGTATTTGTGTTTCTGACATGTCTCTACAGCCAGTGTATCATCTATTTGAACAACTGTCAAGGGGATTGATTCATTTGCTTCTAACAATCCAGCATACCTTGTTGCATCATCTTCCTGTTCAAAAAGATACAAAGCCTTATGGCCGTCATCATTAGTGACAGCATAAGCACCCTCTCCTTCATGACCATGAAGTGATAGTATGAACATAGGTTTACTCCGTTTCACAGGCTTCCAAGTAAACTTCTTTCAGAAGTGTCTTAACTCTTTCCTTTTCTAAATCAAAGTCAGAGTCTTGAATATATTTATTAAGAAGAGTTAATGTATCCTCTATCCTTTCACTATCAAGATCCACTTCAGTATCATTAATTGCAGTATTTTCTACAACCTTAAGATCAATGA